TCTGGTTGCGGCGTCCCGGAAGGGTTGATATTTACACGGTAGATCAGTCGATAGAGATTATGCAGGCCGTGGAATCAATATGCCCCAAACTCATACCGCACTATGCCCTAAGGCTCTATGCCGGTCTGAGGCCGGTTGAGGAGGCTGCCAACATACAGTGGAGTGACATCCGTAAGGGCAGGGTGGCTGTGCCGGAGTCAAAGGTGGCTGGGTCCGTGCGGAGATTTGTACCCATGAACGAACCATTGGCCTACTGGCTCTCTAGGGGTGGGATGCTGCCATTGAAGGGAATTAATCGTAGGTGGTGGCACAAGAAGCTGCGGTCATCGGTAGGGTTCGAGATGCCAAAAAACGCGATGCGGCATTCGTTTATCAGCTATTTTGTGGCCTTGAACGGCATTGGAGCCACCGAGAATGTCAGCGGTAATTCTCGCAAGATGATCAAGGACCATTACCTAGAGGTTGTGGAGGAAGAAGAAGCTGTTAGGTTTTTTAGTGAAACACAAAAGAAGAACAAAAAACATATTGCCAAAACCTGAGTAGCGTCAGAAGATCAGCACGTCAGACCCTTTGGGTCTCTATTTAAGATGCTAAATATTTTTAACAAAAAAGAAAAAGTGGAGCTTGAGCTGACCAAGGGCCAAGCGAAATTCATTGACGATCACTACAGCGGCGACATCGCCCTGTTCATGGAGGAATTTGTGACCAGTATTAAGCCAGAGGAGGCACATCCTGAGGCTTTATATACCCTGATGCCTAGGCTGCCCTACAAGAGTTGGGCGCTGGGTGCCGGGTTGGTAGTGCTTATAGCACTAGCGTACAATATGGTGTCTTTCACGGGGCCCGCAAAGGACACCTTGGCAGCGAACTTTGAGACCACCCAGTCTTTGGAGAGAGAGGTCGCGGGCCTAGAGGAGCAAGTCAGATCCCTGAAGAGGTCTCTCCGCTTGGAGGCGGAGGCGGGTGTCGCGTTGCAGGCGCGTGTGTCGGAGTTGACCGCCATAGACCCCGATGCGCTGAAGAAGCTGCGCTCACTGTTGCTCAGTCCCCGTTTACTCAACAACCGCAATAAGACTACGGGCGCGACCCCCATGTTTCGACTGTTCCGCCACAGCATGCCCACTGAGGAGTACAAGAATTACGTGCAAAGAGCGATTCACGCTGGCGGTGACATAAATCAGCCGAGATTTGCTTTTGACAACGAAGCTGGCAAGTGGATATCGGAGAAAAACGGACACAATATTTTGCAATTCCTCGTGCGCGACGGGCAGGCGCATAAAGCACTGTGGGCCGTGGAGAATTTTGGCGGTTGGGATTTTATGTATACCAATTTCAGGGGGGCAAGTCTGCTCGACATAGTGGAATCTGAGATAATCCTCTCGCGAGACAGGGAGAGTGAACACTACGCCAGCCTGCTTAAGCTTCGAAACTTTCTAACTAAAAATTAAGCTTAATTGTTGACACTAGCACGTATTAACAGAATAAACCTTGCCCTAATGGCTCCCAGGAAAAAAGCAAAAGCAGCTAAGAGGACTGATCGAGATCCTGACTTAAGGCTTCTTAGTGCGTATGTGGACAAGAAGGTCCTCCTTAAGGTCCGGCTAGAGGCTGCAAAAAGAAGCATGAGCATGAGCGACCTGCTTCGACATCTAATTGGACAAGCCATGGAAAACAAAAAACTAATGCCGCCCGAGGATCAGTAGCGGTAGCCTCCATCCCCTTTGTAAAGTTTTTCACGCTGTGAAAAACTTTTTTTTATTTCATAAAGAAATTTCTTGCGGCATGAAGTTTCAATGATACCATATCCAGAACGTCAGACGTAAAGACGTTCAGAGACAAAGAAGGAGTTCGGATTGAAAACCAAGGAACCAGAGCCAGATACCAAGATAATAGCCGCAACCTACCTGCCCAAGGAACTCTATCAGCGCTTCAAGGCGGCTGCGGAGGTTGAGCAGAGGCCGGTGAGCAGTTTGATCCGTATTCTGATCATCGATTTTTTGGAAGAGAGGGGCCGATAGCATGTTGGCGCTGGGGGACGTAGCTAAAATATTTGGCGTCACGACAAGAACCATTCGGCGTTGGATTTCCAGCGGAGCCCTGAAGGCGGTGCGGTGCAACTCGAGACTAATAAGAGTTCGTCGTGAAGAGGTGGAGAAGTTCATTAAGGCACGAGCGACGGTTTAGCCGCCTTAAGGCTAGGCCAAAGAGGAGGTACGTTCCTGTGGGGGAGTTCCTAAAGGGACTTATAGCAAAATTTTTAAATTTTATGAGGGGGGAATGAAAAAAAAATGCCTGCTGAAGATAAGTATTCTAGCCAAATACAGGCTACCCAGCCTGAACGCCCTGTTCGGGATGAATCATTGGCAGCGCAAAAAGGAGAAGCAGGCGGAACAGGCCGCATTCGTGTCCGCATTACGTCGCGCCGAAATAGGCTCGTGGACCCGGACAACCTCTGCCCCAAATATTTTATCGATGCTCTGCGCTACTGCAAAGCGCTCCCTGATGACCGTGAAGCGGACATCGACCTCTCGTGTAGGCAAGAAAAAGTCCCGAGGGCGAAAGAAGAAACATTAATCGAGGTGGAATACCCAGATGAAGCATCAGTACAACATCTTCTGGATCGACTCGAAAATTGCTCAGTGCAGCATCTGCGACAAAAAACAAAAGTGCATAGCTCGTGATCACTCAGTTCCAGACGGATACCTCTGCAGAACATGCTTCGACGACGCTGTCGCCATCGACAGGGTGCTTACGAGCTTCTATGGGCCGTCTGGAGGGGGAGGCGACTGGGATGACTGATGGGAGCTGGGAAATTCTAGACGGCAGCACTCCTGACGCTCAATTCCATGACCACGGGGCCGAGCTGGCCGTCCTCGGCTGTCTCTCACTTGGGGACGAGTTCGTGTCGAGGGCGGCAGCTCTGCTAACCGAGGACCATTTCTACGACCTACTAAACAGGGAGATCTTCAAGGCGTTTGTCAGCAATAACTCATGTGACCAGATAAGGCTTGTTGACACTTTGCGTAAAGAGCTGGGCGAGCACTTCAACGCTGGCCACGTCGTGCAGAGGATTGATGATGGGGCCAGAAATGTTCCCTCCGGAGAGAACCTAACTTACTACGCTGAGATACTGAGGGAGATGGAGCGCAAGCGCTCGCTCAAGGACGCAACAGCCAAGGCCGTCAACTCCCTCGACGAGGGTGGCGATTACGCGGATGCGGCAGCAATTATAGACAGCCACCTCGCTGACACAAAGGTTGAGCGCGAGGGCAGCCGCACAACCAAGGAAGTCGTTCTGTCGGCCATAGAGCAGATTGAGAACTGGCAGACCCACGACGGCGTGGTTGTGGGTGTTCCTACAGGGTTTAGCCAGCTGGACATGCTGACGGGCGGGCTTCAACCGGGAGACATGTTCGTTCTGGCGGCTAGGCCTTCAGTTGGGAAGACAGCGGTAGGTCTCAATATTGCGGCGACTGCCGCGCTTGAGCACAAGAAGGGCGTCATGTTTTTTTCGCTGGAGATGTCCAGCGAGAGCTTGGTCATCCGAATGCTCTCGTCCGTGAGCGAGGTCTCGTCGCACCGAATGCGGCAGAAGCAACATCTGACCAAGAGTGAGATGGTCTCCATCAGTAACGCCTCATCCAAGATAAACTCCGCCCCAATTAAGTTTTTCGACCAACCCGGAATGAATCTGTACGAGATCAAGGCTGCGGCAAGGGGTTGGTGCAAAAACAACGACGTCGAGCTGATGGTCGTTGACTACCTGCAGCTGGTTAATGCCCCAAGCGGCAAGTACACGTCCAGACAACAGCAGGTCGCAGAGATATCTGCTGGACTGAAGGCGCTGGCCCGCGAGCTGAATGTCTCGCTGCTGGTCCTTGCACAACTCAACCGGGATTCCGAGCGAGACGCTCGTAACCCACGAATGGCCGATCTCCGTGAGAGCGGCTCTATCGAGCAGGATGCAGACTGTGTCGCGCTCCTGCACAGACCCGACAAGGAGGATGATGTCGTAAAACTAATCCTCGATAAGCAAAGGAATGGGCCAACCGGCATGGTGCCGTTGTTGTTCCGCAGATCCATAAACAAATTCGAGCAGGGCGATCTCCTGCCCGAGTAACCCACTAAGTCATATGGCAAATAATACAGAAGAAGGAATATTGTTGAAGCGAGTGAAACTAATGTGGACGTCGCTTCGTGAACCACGCGAGGAGCAGGGCAGTCGTCCAACATTTCAGACCGACTGTTGCGGCCTTGAGAAGGACCAAATCAAGGCCCTTACTGAGGCTGGCATCGAGGTCAGGGACGGCAACGCACTGAAGACGCCTCAGCCAGAAAAGGGGCACTTCGTCACGGCCCGGTCTGGTCTGCGCCCGAAGGTCGTGGACGCTGACAAGCGTGTTTATGGCCCCGAGGAGATTCCCGAGGTTGGTAATGGCACTCTAGCCAATGTCTACATTAAGCCGTACAGCTGGAACTACAGTGGCCGGTCTGGGATTAGTGGTGGGCTGAGAGCTGTGCAGATCCTCGAGCTCAAGGAGTTCGGAGGTGACTCTGACGTTTTCGACAAGGAACCTGAGTTCTCCACTGCAGGCGAGAGCGATCCATTCTAGCTCTGCCTACTCCATCCGGGGTGGGGCGGCGATGCCTAGGCCGTCCCACCCCACTTAATAAAGGCTTTATATGATGACTATTGATCCCAAAAAACTAGCTAGGTCCAGTGACCCTGAGACCAGCAAGATGGCAGCTGAAGAGTTTGCAAACAGCAAGACGGCCCATGCCCTGCGCAGCCATGTTATAGACACTGTTAAGGCTAATCCGGGGCTTACCTCACGCGAGCTTGCAACGCAGACTGATGAAGTCAGCTACGAGAACTTCCACAAGCGGTTGCCTGAGGTTGAGAGAACAAGGGATATACACCGTGGCGTCTCCCGCAGGTGCCGAGTCACTAACAGGACTGCTGCTACATGGTATCCAGGTCCCGAGGGGACCCCTGAGCAAATGGACCTGATATGAAAAACGACGAAGGGGGACATTGGTATACTGCATGCGGCAAGCCTCGCCATTGGCAGCCTGACGGCAAGAAGACCACATTGCGTCATGCTCGTAAGCAAAACCTTTTCCCCTCAGTCACGGGCGTGATCAAGGAGATTAACAATGAGTTCCTTAACGGCTGGCGGGTTAAGACAGCCACGCTAAGGGCCAAGGCCAACCCGGCCTTCAAGAATGAGTCCGACGACATGTACCTCCTTAGGATCAACGTCCTGAACCGGGACGACAAGAATTCCATACTGGAGTTCGGGACGCGCATTCATGCCGCCTTGGAGAAGGTCAACCTGCACTTCCAAAATGAAGCACGAAAAACTTCTTAAGAAGCTTGGTATAGACGAGGACCTTCGTCCCTTTGTGGACCACTATGTAGAGTGGTTCATGGAAAATGTTAAAGAGGTCATAACCGCTGAGCAGACGCTTGTACACCAGATGGGGTACGCGGGCACAGCGGACCTCTACGCCGTTACAAAGGACGGCAAAAGAGCCCTGATCGATTTCAAGACGCAAGGCGTTAAATCGAATGGGCCGAATTTCTACGACAGCTGGGCATACCAGCTGGCAGCCTACGTTAACTGTCTGCCTCACCCGAGGAGCACCAAGTGCATATCGCTGGTGATCAACTCCAACACGCCTGAACCAGTTGTGGACAAGGTGTGGACTAAAGACGAAATTAGTAATGCCAATAAAATCTTCAGGGCCGCTCTTACGATCTGGCAGCTGAAGAAAAAATACAGACCGATTAAGGAGGCATTACATGGCGAGGAACACGTACAGGCTGAAGCGGCAAAACAACCCATTCCGGACTCAAACAATGCGAAGGCTCTTAACGAAGCGGGTAAGGCAGATGAGCCTGCTGGAGAGGCTGAAGGCGGCGTGGAGAATTCTGACTAGGCGAATATGAAATACGAGATACGCCCCGACGATAGGATGCGGTTTTGGGTTAAGTCCCGAAACGGACGCGGAGAGTATCTCGTGGACCTCACAACGCACGACGGCAACGGGGCGTGTACATGCCCACACTTCAGGTGCCGTCTTGAGCCCAAGGTGGTCAACAACGGCGACCAACGTCGCTGCAAGCATATCCAATGTGTGCGCGAGTATTTGGCGGACAGGGTGATCGAGGAGATGCAGGAATATGAGGCGCAAGAGGCCTAACCCTATATCCGCCAAGAGGCGTGAACAGATGAAGCTCTATAAGGACAGGAGAGTGGCGTACTTGGCCGAGAATAAGCGCTGTGCGGTTTTCCCCCAGCGCAAGGCTACTGACGTACACCACATGCGTGGAAGGGCAGGGCGGCTATACCTATGCGAGGATTACTGGCTGCCTGTCAGCCGCGAAGGCCACGACAAGATTCATAAATCCCCAGAGTGGGCAAGGAGCAAGGGGTTCCTTTGTCTGAAAGGAGAATGGGGTAAGCAACCAGAAGGACACTAGGCAGATGAAACCACCAGATTCATTCCCATTTTTCCCGGAACACTTTCTCTCCGGCACTATGTACATGAGTGCCGAGGAAGTGGGTATCTATATTAGGCTGCTTTGCTGCCAATGGACCCGTGGCGGCATCCCTAACGACCCGGAATTAATAGCCAGAATGGCGGGTATGCAAGATGCATGCAACAAGCATGCAACAAGCATAACCAAAGACAAGTTCCTAGAGGGGTCAGACGGGGTTTTAAGGAACCCGAAATTGGAACTTATACGCAACAAAGCTTTAGAGAGATCTAAAAAAATGTCCGAAAGGGGCAAAAAAGCAGCAAATGCGCGTCATTCAGGGTCATGCAACAAGCATGCAACAAGCATACAACAAGCATGCAACAAGCATGCAACGAGCAATGCAACAAGCATGCAACAAGCAGAAACCCCCGCTAACGGTATATATATACTAAATAGTACTAAAGAGACTAAAGAGACTAAAGAGTCTAAAGAGCTTGATAGTCTTGAGCACCAAGTTCTCCAAGAACTGAACTCCCACCTTAAGCAGGCAAACTTACCGGCAAAGTTCAAGCTTACCTCTGAGCGCCGTGAGACCATCGCAGCAAGGATCAAGGAGGTGGATGGCGACATCAAGGGCATGTCACAGGCCTTGGGCAGGATCGTGAGGATGTGGAGAGGGACAAAGTACCAGAACTGGCTGGTCCCTGAGACGCTCTTCAAGCCAGACAAGTTCTTCAAGTACTACGAGCAGCGAGACATGCCCGTGATCAAAGAAGGCAAAACCGAGCTTCATGACCTCAAGCAGGAGCTTTCAAGGCTTGAACAAAAATACATTAACGAGAAGGGGACATTTGAGTCCCAGCACAGGGATGCTGACGGGGCTCTACTGCCTGAGGCGTACAAGCGCCGAAGGGAGATACTGGACCGCATAAGAGAACTGGATAACCAATGATGACACTGCAGGAACGAATGATAAAAAGGGAGCTGATGGAGCTGCGGCTTGAACTGATGAGACTCCTTGGAAAGCCCTCAACGAAGTCAGGCTCTTCTGCCGCGCAGTTGATTGGGGCAGATGTCTACACACGCATGAGCACACTGATCACTGACATCGAGGCAGGTAACATCAAGGATGATGACTATTCTTCCAAAAATTCCCAATAAGGGAGGCACACCCCCATGGTTCCCCAGGGCGACCTCCTTGGCCCGTGAGAGCGGGTATCTTCAGCCCGTCTGTGGGGGTGTGCATAATTTAACCAAACCACTAAAACCACAAACACTAGGAACAAGCATGATACCATATTCAGTAATAAAGACCGTCAAGGCGGAGGCACTACAAAACAGGAAGGCGAAGAGGTATAGCGCCAAGGATATCCCTGACGAGATTATCTACGACTGTGCTGAGGCCGCAGGAGTTTCCCTCGGCCAGATGATGGGCAAAGGCAGGGAACAGAGGGTCGTGGAGGCCCGATGGATGTGCTACCGGATACTTTACCCCATGGGCTTCAGTCTCTCTGTAATCGGCGCAAGGTTTAACCGAGACCATGGAACCGTCCTGCATGGGCTAAAGACTATTCAGCAGCGGCTGGACACCAACGACAGGCTAATGCGCCCCATTGTCAAAGCCATAAAAATGAAGGGGTACAAAATCTGATGCCCAAGGAGCCGGATGCGGTTGAGCTGATAGCCCTGCTAGTCATGCTGTCCCCACTGCTATTCGCGCTCTGGTTAATTTTGAAAGCACTCTACAGCAGTTAATCTCCCCCCCCACTGGTCATGCTGGAGAATGTACACAGATCCAAACGGTGCGAGGAAGCTCATGTCAGAACTGATAGTGCTCTCGGTAGAGCAGTACGAGCTACTCAAGGATAAGGGCTACATAGTGCGCGGAGTACCGAAGTTTATTGAGTCTGGTAAGACCCAGCGAGCTCTCGGCCATGACGCAGCTTACAGCCTAGTCCGCTTCTTTTTCACGCCAGCACTGGACAAGGCTGTCGAGATTGGAGGAGTCCGGATTGAACCTGACCACATTCGCCAGAAGCTGGAACCAAAGCTCTGGAGGGAACTTTTACGAAAATGAACTGCTGGCACTGTAACGACGAACTGATCTGGGGCGGCGATCACAGCTTTGAGGACTACGGAAGGGAGGAGGAAGGTATAGTGACCAACCTGTCCTGCCCAGAATGTGGCTCATTTGTGCTCGTCTACCTAGAAATTGGAGATGACGAGGATGAGCAGCAAAAAAGCCAAGATGTCCAATAAGACAGTAGCCGCGTATATCGCCGATAAAACAGGCTACTCAGTCAAGACCGTCAGAATCATACTTCAGAGCCTCACAGAGGCGATCCCGGCCCTATTAACAACCACCACCAACAGGGTAAACATATGGTCCTTGGGAACATTCGAGCTAAGGTGGTGGACTGGAAGGAAGTTCAGCCCTGACAAGACCCTGAAGAACCACCCCTTACGGTTCAGAGGAGAGATTGCAGGGCGCTACAGGGTTAAGTTCACCCCTTCAGATCACCTGAAGAACGCTGTTCAAGCTTCCACCCAACGTCCTCTTCCTCAGAAAAGTGGATGTCACCCCAGCACTGGTCTTTCAAAATAGCCAGATAAGGTACATAGCACCCACAGCCCAAGGGAGATCCCCAATAAGGCCTGCACCTCCGCGACACACGATCATAAATCGGACACTTCATGCAGCGCCTGATCTTCTTGCGGAACCTTGACCGCCTCTCAGCATAGCTTCTTTGGCCCACAGTGGCTCTCACAGCCACTTTCCCCATCTCAAGGAATAGATCTAGCTTCTCACGCCACCCAAGGCGTCCTAGCTCGTCCTGTACAGCTCTTTCCCACTGCCACAGTCGCGTGATCTTCAGGCCAAATAAGCTCATTGTGCAGCTTTCGCAGGAATCCGCAGGAACCACCCCAGATTCTTCTTAAATTCAGCCCCAACCACCCCTAAGTCAACCCCAGATTATGAAGGGTCTTGGGAGGCTGAAAAGCCCTGAAATAGGCTTGAAAGCTGGAAAGTTGAGAAGTGGCCCATATACATAGGCGCGGCCCCCCCGAGGCCCCCGATCCCCCGCCCCTATACCCTACGGGCATAGGGTATCGAATCTGGAAAGATCACCAACTCGACAGTGTGTAAGTTTGCTCTTTGACATCTCAATCCCGGCCCGACACGCGCAAGTTGCGCGGGGGGGGCAACACCCACGCAAGGTAGCGCGAGGTGTTTTGAACGAGAGGTGATACGGGGGCGAGTTTGCGGAGTGGACTTTGACAATGGGAGAGAACTATGCCTGTCAAACAAAAAACCGCAACCTCGGTGAGTAACGTAACGGCTCAAACTAGCATTAACTGCGTGGAACTTGTCCGCGCCCAGATGCTGGTGGAAGCTAAAGACGCAAGCCAACGCGATGGCTTGAAGGGTCTATCTGGCAAGGGCTTTAAAGCTTGTGTAGACGAGATCCGTAGCATTCGCGGTCTGGAAAAGGGTGCAAATATCTCCGAAGAGGATATGCAGTCTTTGAAAGCGGCGGAGCGTGACCAGTCGGTCAAACCGATTCAGCATATGCTGAAGTTGGTCGAGACTGGCAAGGCACGTCTGGAAGCGTCCAAGGTCGGCATCAAGATTACGGATGAAGGCTGTGATATGCGCCGTAGCGTGTCCACCACTGAGGACATGGATCAGGAAAAACAGTGGGATGCTTTGAAGGCGAAACGTAATGCCGCCAAGAAGCGTCTCGACAAGGCCGAGGCCAAGCTAGACACGGCTTGTCTTCTGCGCGGGAATGCTGGCGTGATCGCCGTGCATGAAGGTAACAAGGCCGTCGAGTCTGCCGCCAAGGCTTATGCCAACGCCACAACCGCCCTCAAAGCGGTAGGCACGGCACTCGGCAAGGATGTGGAGAGTCTCTAGACCTCCACTGGGTGGGGCGAAAGCCCCACCTCCACTAGGGATGCCATGCTGTGGCGTCTCTAGTGGGGGGCAACCCCAGACATATGGCCCGTGGAATCACGGTGCGCCCATGCAGCAAGGTGCTGTGTGTGTAATCCGCCACGCTGTTATGGCCAGTAGGATGATGCTAGGTGCGGACTCCTGCGGTGCGCTCATGCAACAAGGTATGAGGTGCAAGGTGACGCGGCAACTCGATGGATCGGCTGTGACGGGGGAGATCTTTCTCCGGACGCAATGGGAGACCCCATTGTATCAACACACAGGGACTTGTAGGGTAGGCGTGGGCAGTAGGCGCAGGGTTTCTGCGCGGGCAAGAGGTGAAAGCCTTGTCTGCAAAAGGAATGGACGGTGACCGAGATCCACGCTGGTGGCTACAGGGTTAACGCAGCAGCGTAGTCGAGTTGTACACCGCCCGTGAGGGCGATAAATCTACACAGAGTAGCCGGTATGTACCGTTGATGGCTTGGGTGATGGCCCGAGTTAACGGGAGGTGGGGCTGTGTGAGGTGAGACGGTTCCGTGTCCTGTATGGGTAATCGGCCCAAAGACCCTCGTGGTGAATGGATCACAGGGGAGGGGTGTAGCTTCTGATGTAGTACTGAAGAGGTAGCCCTCCATCCTCCATTAACCTGATGAGACCGGAAACCAACTGGGGGAAGTCGTACTGTGTCCAAGACTGGTGTGCCTAGGAACGCACCGATAGGTCATGGGCGTGGGACGGCGTCAGTGAAACGTATGACTGTCGGAGCTACCCCGCTCTTTTTCCTCAAGCGGGGGCTCCAATTGGGTACACCTGATGGGTGTGTCCAATTGGAGCGGGATGCTTGGAGTGTAGGCTGTAGTGAGGCCGATCACGGAAGGACCAGCCAGCTGGGGTGAATTTAACCCAGCTGTAGACCGCGTGGGTGCGGCGAGCCCTTTGCCTTAAAAGCCTAAAAAGGATACATAGAAAGTGAGGTAATTTATGAACAGCTGGAAAGGCTGG